ATTGGCATAAAAGCCTTTCGTTAAAAGGAAGCTTGGCACCGAAACCACTCGATGCCAAGCACTGTATGGCCCACCCAAGAATGGTTGCGTGGTTAAGGGGGATTTGGTAGAAAGATCGCGACGAGCATCCGTTTCAGCGGAGTGCCCGTCACTTGCAGATAACACGTAACTGTTATGCCAAAGAAAATATCTCTGATTGGAAGGAAGTTTGGAAAGCTTAAAGTGATCACAGAAGCACCGCGACGAATAGTCGCTGGTGTTCCAAGGATTTATTACTTGTGCCAATGCGACTGCGGAAACCAGAAAGAAATCCTGAGCGGAGGACTCAGTTGCAATGGCGTTAAGTCTTGTGGGTGCGGGATAGCTGAAAGTGTTCGGGAAAGGATGACGACCCATGGTCACTCTATCCATGGAAAAAGTACTCGCACGTACAACATTTGGGTAAAAATAAATGTCCGTTGCTATAACCAAAAGCATGAACAATACAAAGATTACGGAGGAAGGGGGATTAAAGTGTGCGACCGATGGAGAGCGTCTTTCGAAAACTTTCTTAAAGACATGGGTGAGTGTCCTCCAAATCTTTCGATAGATCGTTATCCAAACAACGATGGAAACTACGAACCGGGTAACTGTCGTTGGGCTACGACCGGAGAACAACATCGAAACATGAGAACAAATCGAATCGTTGAATTGTACGGATTCAAAGGATGTTTCAAAGACGCTGCTGCTCATTTCAATATTCCAATCAGCACTGCCGCTTCTCGGCTGCGTTACGGTTGGACTTACGAACAAATTTTTCTAACTCCGGTGAGACATTAAACATCTCACCGGAGCGTGAAACTACTACACCTGAAACGGGAGCGAAAATGAAGCGCAGGGGCCCGTCAATTGAATCTGTGTTGCGTTCAACACGCTCCACGTCCCGGCCACATCCAACACGAAGTTCAGTTGAGTGACCAACGCAGCCAAGGTGTTGGTTCCACTGATTTGACCATGCTCAACTGGTCCACCCTCGCAAATGGCGCTGTTAGGAGCCACTTGGTACGTGTTGCTGACACTGTTAAGAGTCGGCGTGAAGGTGATGACCGTGTTAATCGGGAACGGACTGGTGCCAGTGTGTTCGTCAACACAACTGGTGTTGGCGCTGTTGTAGCTCTGGACCGGGTATCCCGGATCGGCATTGCAGGTATTGATTTCAATGACGCAGGAAGGCTCGCGTTTGTGGAACATGAGCACGCCAAATTCAGTGTGGTCAGGAGCAATCGCCTGCTTGAAGTCGGCAATGAACTGGCCTTTGTTTCGCCGTTTGTTTTCAATCACGCAGCCGTTTACGTCCGCACCGAGATTATCCATGACGAACTGCCATTTGCCGCCGAAGTTACGAGCTGCGAAAGGCATCTCGGGATTGACAGGTTGCGCTTCAGACACCAGCACTTCCATCACCTTCGGATGCCAGATGTAACTGAAACCGTATTGCGCGGCGTCAAAGTCAGGATTGGCAATCGACTTGAGACCAGCGGCACTGCCTGCGCCCGATGACGGGATGTTCCTATAAGGCAGAACAATCTGGTAACGGTATAACCCGTTGACAAGGCCGACGAAGTTGAAGCGCAATCCCATCTGGTCAATGCGAACCGCGAAATCACCAAGTTGGCCGGTGAAGCCGTACATCCAATACTTGCTTTGAGAGTCCCATTGAGTGAATCGCCAGTTGCCGGTGACAGACGGCACGCCGCCGACACCCTGTTGACCTCCCAAGCGATCCAATTCCCACTTGGTTTCGTTGTCGGTCACAAGCTGAATCATTGGCGGATGTTTTTCTCCGTAAGGATTCTTTCCGCCATAACCGATACGCAGCAACGGATCGACCATGCGCTGCAACATCTGAGGTGTCAGCTTGAACACTGAGGTGGGTGGCGCGTTGGTGTCGATGTAGATTTCTTCGTCGCCAGCGCCAGCAATTACGAAGTTGAACACGAAGTTGCTTGGGGCGAACCCAAAATTGCGATTGCAAATGAACTTGTTGTCAACATAGAGCGCGGCCCGTTTGCGGAGGAAGTTGTCCTGAATGAAGGTCGTCGCCGGTTTGAGAATGTCGCTGATGATGTAGCTCCACTGCTTTTTCGCGTGGGTAATGTGCATCTCCTGATCGAAGCACAGCAGGTCAGACTGCCAGCTTTGCTCCTCAAGGAACTCCGTTATCCGCGTGCTGCCCCAACCGATGCGATGTTCATTCTTATCGCAGGGCGTTCCAAGACAGTTGCCGGATGCCGTGGGTATCCATGTCTTGGTGGTATTGGGAAACACATTGTTGAATCGGTCGCGTGTGTGCTGAACGCCGCTCCATGCTTCCCATGTGCCGCTGGTGACGTGCGGTATCCAGCCCGCGTAGGTCGGGCGAATATCCTCGATGATGTACTTGTCGTAAACCGGCTGTTGATCAACCAGAAATTGTGTGAACTGACTGCAACTTAAAATTCTTGCCATACTCGCTAAAAGTTTTGCGTTTACCGCTATGCTCCTGAACGCAACAAATGCGCAGAAGACTTACGACTTTTAGGAGTACCTCTCCTTCCTTTACGGCTTGCGTCGAAGACGTTCGACTTTCGGTTGGACTGTCCTTTCCAACAAGGGTTCGGATAGATGCTGCGCCGAACGATATACTAACGCATCATGTCGGGACCATCGACTTATCAGCTAATGGAGCAATCTCACAACACCGCCATAGTGTCAACAACCAACTTTTGCCGCTTTTTGATTGATTCAATTTCACCATGCAGGGCTTTTAACAGTTTTTCCTTTATACGGCCCACTCGTTCTGGAAATTTGCTTAGGCGGTCACAATTGGTTCTTAAATAATAAGTGCTATGCTTTTTCCTATAGTTTTTCATCTTCGACAAACTCATTCCATCGAAAATGTGTTCATGTATTTCGTCGTGACACTCCCTACATAAACAAACGCAATCTTTGTGAGTCGTGTTCCATATATTTGCGGGATAACGATGATGGTGAACATCATTTGAAATACTTCTAAACCCACAAATCCAGCAACAGGCATCACACTTGGCGAGGACGGAAAACCTCACGTTCTGCCACTGTTCAGATTTTAGGTAGCCGAAACGGTAGGCGTGTTTGCGTGCGATGCTCACTCATCTTCTGCTCTCCGTTGCCATGGCTTCCAACATTTGGTCGGGCGTTTTATCCTGCGGAACTGGCGTGCGCCCATGTCCATCGCCATTGCCCGGAACGCTAACTTCAAAATCAGCGAGCTTGCTCTTGAGGTCTTTGATTTCCTTGAGCGCCAGCGCAAGGCTACGCGCGACTCTCGGGAAAGCTATGGCTCCATTTCGAATCTGTGCAGTGGCCTTGGCCAATTCTTCATTCGTCCATTGCTTCTGGCCTTCTTTTAGCGGGACTCCACCTCGCATCACGCGCTCAAGCGCCTCGCGTCCGAGTTCGAGGAGTTGCGCGCTCTTGGGATCGGCGTCATCTGGTTTGAAGAATTGCGGATACTTTTCGGTTGCCGCTGCCATCTCACGTTCCACCATTGAGGAAGCATCCTTCTGCCATTTCTCGTGTTGCTCACGAAATACTTTCTCCCGTTCAGCACCTTTCTCGCGGTATTCTTTGACGGCATTGGTAGCGGCCCCATTTAATTCGTTGGCGCGTTCACGATGATAGAGAACCATCGGCGCTTTATTGCCGAACATCTCAGCGGCTTTATCGGCAGCAACATCGTCATCGGTTATCCGCATCAAGGCATCGAAATCTTCGGCAGTCCCTTGTCGGCCTTGCTGCAATACTTCGCCTTCTTCGCCCTTGCGTTCAACGACTTTGAGCGCAGCCGCTTTGGATCGTCCAGCGAGGTAAGCAGTCTCGAAAGGCTTCTGATACTTTTCCTTATATTCCTGAGATTTTTCGTACTGAGTGAATCTAAGTTCGGTTTCGTATTCAGCAACGCGCTTGCGTTCCGCTTCAAGTTCTTTTTGATGTTGAGAAATCTTTTCGTCGTATGTCTTTTTCTCAGGCCATTCAGTAGGCGTCTTGAGCTTCGCTTCATAGTCAGCCTTTTGTTTAACCCATTCCTCACGCTCTTTCTTCAAGGCATGATAATGCTTGGCGAGTTCCCCCGCCTTCATCTTGTTCGGGTCAACCTCTTTGGATGGTTCAGGCTTGGGATATTCGGCTGGCTTCTCAACCTTTACGAATTTACCTGACTGTGGGTCTTTAGGTCGTGCAGGAGTGGCGGTGGGTGTCTCGGGCGATGATGGTGTCGCATCGTCGCCTCCAAGGGCATCCAGAGCATCCCATGCGCCACTACCAGCGGTAGGCGAACTCGGGACGGGTGCCGATGCCTCGGTTGCAGGAGCAGTAGGCGCGGCGGGTGGTGTGACTACAGCTTCTTCGGGCATATGTTAAACGGAATGGTCGAGATTGCCAATGTCGGCGCGTTCAACGTGGAGTGGTTTTGGTGTCGTTAAGTTCATTAACTCCTCTGCAAACAAACGAGCGCCTTCCATTCGAAAGGTGTTCTGTTGCACTTGGAATCCGTCTTTCGCGTAACCTTGATTGGATTGCATTTGCAACATGGCAGCGTTAACGGCAGCAATGAACACCTCGCTTGCTGAGACATTCTCCCACGTTTTAGCGTGCGGACTTTCGGCAAATGCTCGACGGTGATCTATTGTTATCATACTTCCGCCAACAACTCTGCCGGTCCTGTCAGTTGTTCGGCAATAGATTTAGGGGTGGGGGTGACCTTTTCTCCGTCAACGATTGCCTTAACAGTTTTGTCCGCGTCGGGATATGCAAGGTCAATTCCAACAACCACCTTCCCCTGACCACTCGTGAGCTTCACAGGTTCCTTCGCTCGTTCAGCCATCAACGCATCAGCGTAACGAACGGCGTGTGTCGCTGTAAGTTCGTACTTGCCGATTTGTTTCAATGCAATCGCTTGGTCGAGCAACTTTCCAAGGGCGATGCCGATGAAGCCATCACGAGCGTTGATATCGGAGAGCGAACGCTTTGCAGGTTCGGGTTTGGGTTGTTCAGTGGTTGCCATAAATTAACAGCGGTAGTCGTTTGCGTTTCAATGTGCGGTAGGGTTTTTCAATAGGGATTTGCTTGATCTCTACTTCCTTGCACACCTTTCCGATATTTTCGTGTTGTCCAAACCTTGCTGTGAGTTGTGCAACAGTGCAAACCAACTTCCGTTGTCTGGAAGATTCATCTGCAAATTGCAGTGCCAAATATCTGGCGTCAGGCCCATCGAATTGCGCCATGCGAGCGTTCATTGATTCGTCTTCAAGAACGACGATGTAGCTAACGTTTTCCATGAACAATTCCTTTTCCAGCAGGCGCTTTGCCTTTGGGTCTGTTGGTTCCGAACTTCATTTTCTTTGCCGCCACTTTGAACAACATCGAACCCAACTTTTGAGGCGAGAAAAACTCATTGTAGGGAACGCCTTTGGGAGTGGGGATGCTGACATGATCGGGCCGATAATCACGATGGGTGAAATCGGGCGTCCATTTGACTGGTGGTTCAGCCATAAAGTCACGTTATCGTTAACGAAAGAGAATTGTCAAGCAAATCATGTCGATTCAAGCACATCGGCGGGTTCCGGCATCTCTTTCTCAGTAAACGGTATGCCCTGTTTCTCCGCTTCCTCGATTTCGGCAATCAAATCTGCCATCGGTTCGATGTGCAAATCCACTGGCTGATCCTTGAGTGCCTCTTGCAGTTCTTTGAGACGGTCAATGACTTCGGTGGGAGTGTCGCCAATGGCCACAGCACAACCAATCGCGTCCGGGTCTTGCGATGGTGGGAAATGGTAAGCGCCGTCTTCGTAGGCGCACGCATACAGTTTCACCCATTGCTGAATCTCTTTTGGCACCACAATTGATTTCCAGGATTCTCGGTCGCTGGTTGAACTGATGACGGCTTCACCGCAGAATTCACCAGCCCATTCTGGTTGCACCAATTCACCGTGAGCGCCAGCAGCAACAATCTTTGGGAAGTTGAGCAGCATTTCGAGTTGTTCCTCGCCAGCAGGTGAAGGAGTTCTGAAACAAGGGTCAAGCCAGCGCCCTTCGTCATCATCTGGCACTCTCACCTCTGATGAAATGAAGTTTGCGTAACGGCGTTCTTTCAACAGCCATTTTATTGCTTCGGCGCAAGCCCATACCTGCTCGGGCATCTCACTGCGTTTTTTGACAACTGCCAAATAGCTTTCGGCCTTGCGTTCGTAGCCAAGAATTACTTCGTCTGGGTATTGGCCCCAAATGTTGTAGCTGTCTGCACCACTTTCGATTTTAGTTTCAACTGGTTGCTGAACGTAAAACTTCAATCTCTCTTTCAGTGGTCCCCACTTGGCCGTGTAATAATCAATCTTGTTCTGAACGAATTGAATGGTCTTGGCTTGCCAAGTTTCCATGTCACCACGGATGCGACTGATTTTTACGAATGGCTTTTCGTCAATGTGGTCCTTCAAATAGGCGTGGAGATTGGTCAGCCCACGAACGACTTCGGTTTTCGGAAATGGCAGACCAGACTGTTTGCACACGTCCATCCATTGACCTCGCATTTCCTCAATGGTGCCAGTTGATTTAGAACCCCAGACTGGATAGCCTTGGCTCTCTAATTCCAATTGCTCTCCGCCGTCCTTGCAATCGGGAAATACGAAAACGTCTATCTCCTTTTTGAGCGGCCAAAAGTCAGTGGTGAATTCAACATTGTCGTGTCCACTGCCCTTGCACAATTCAGCCAATGTCTCGAAGGACTCTGCATTTGGGCGGTGATAAATAATGCGCTTGGCTTCACGCGCCAACCGTTCAGCAACGGGAAAGAAGATGCCTCGGTCACTGACGCAAAACGTTGTGTCGGAAATGTCCTTCACCTCGACACCTCGGCAAAACGTTTCTCGTTCCACATCTTGACTGCATCGGAAAGCGTGTTGGCAATAATCTGGATGCAGCCGTATTTGAAACAGGTGATTTGAACTTGTCCGTGACGCTGTTGAACATCTGGATTTCCACCACAACCCGGACACTTCTTAATCTTCATCGCAGTCTGTTTCATCCGGTTCTTCCGTATCATCTTCGGCGTCACCTTCCGGCATATCATTCATCAAACAGATTTAACCGACTCTTGGAAATTTCAATCGCTGCCTTTTGACCTTCGATCTTCATGTCAAGAGCGTGTTTCTCTTGGGCTTGGCGTTGCTTTGCCTCAAATTGCAATTGCCTTTCCGCTGTGCGCTGAGCATGACTCTTACTGCGTATCTGTGAATCAGTTTGCGCTTCGAGCATCTTCGCCTGAATCTTAGCCGCATCTTTCGGATCTAGTCCACCGTTCCCTTGCTCTGCCTTCTGTGCCGCTTGCTGCTGACGTTGAGCCATTCCCTTCACTTCGTTCGACTCGTTCTTGAGCGCGTCATTCAGTTCTTTGACCAACGCCTTTTGAGTTTTGTCTTGAGCGAGTTGCGCGATGAACGACTGTGTGTATTGAATGGCACCAGCCAAGCCTTTGACTTCCTGAGGTGTACCAACCCCACCAGATCGCATGATTTCCTGAACCTTGGCCTGAATCAGTTGCAACATGGTTTGAGAAACTTCAATCGGGTTTAGTCCCGGTCGTGGACGAACCGCACCACCAGCGAGGAAAGTTCCAAACGTCTGTTCGGTATCGTGCATTGAGTCACTGACATGCGGAGCCTCGGGATTGAGCGACATGGCCAGCTTCCAATCGCCAGTGATAGCCGCATCGAACTTCCGTTGAATCTCAACTTGCGCCTCGGGGCCGTGCGCGGCTTTGGTCGCATACAATTCCTTGGCAATAGACACTTCAAGCATCTTATTGCCGCCGCCCATCACGCGATTGATTTGCAAATCCCAACGCTCGTGATTGAGAGCATCTTCGGGCACACCATCCTTGAGACATTCGACACGGAACTTACGAACGTCAGGGTCTTTGGAATTGGCGATGCAAAAGCGTCGGGCGTATTCACGGTAACGAAATAGCTCCCGCGCATACATGCTGTTAATCATGCTGCCCACCAATGACGCCTGACTATTGACTTTGGCCATCGTCCGAGTGGCTGTCTCGCCGTCGCCGCTTTCTTCGTCGTACTCCTGAGTAAAGGATGCTGACTGGTCAGACATGGTTTGGCGTAGCCGCTCGAATGCACGTTGAACTAACGCCTCATTCACCTGCCAGCGTTCTTCGGGTCGAACAAACTGCATTCCCTCGGGTAGAAATCCTTTGTCAATAAGGTCCACCTTTTGAAGTCGATCAACATCCTGTGGATTGTTGATTCGAAAATACTGCATCAACGCTTCAAACACCGAATCAGTGAATCGACAGTTCAAACGATTCTGCAAATGACACACAGCGTAGAGCAGGAAGCCAAGACTGCGTATGGAGTGATAACGGAAGGGGGCTACGGCGCTAGCGTCACCGAATTGGAAGTGAATGATTTTGTCGAGCTTGTCAGCGTAAACACGTTTGCCGCTGTCATAAAGGAACTCGCCTTTAGACCAATCAAAGCGGCGGTTATTGGCATCGGGTTTACTGAATACCCCACCAACTCCTGGTTGTCCCCAAGCATCCAGAATAATCCTCCGATTCCAACCGCTTTGTTTTCCATCATCGTTCCAAAAATAAAAATCATAACAATCAATGGTAGGCACGGCATCCGATGCGAATAGTCCTGAGTCTTGCTTTACTCGTTCCTCAAACTTTTCAGGCATCCAATACTCAGGCCAATTTTGACCGAGCAAAGTTCGCGCCTGTTGGTCGGCCCATTTCAACGCTTGGTCAACAACCGGCATGTTCCACGCAGGATCAACTCTCGGACCCTTGGTCATCTTGTACAATTGGTTGGCCGAATACTGGCGGAAGATTGTGAGGAAAGGCAGATTGTCCAACGAGCGCAAGGTGTTCGATGGAACAAGCACATCTTCAATGCCCAACTCCGCTTGCATCCAAAGTTGTTTGTCTTCCCATGTCGTTGGCCCAACACCATGAAGCACAACCGACGCGCCGGTTCCTTCGCGCAAGTCGAGGAACTTGGCGGAGTTAATCATCGGCTTATTCCATTCCTTGGTGATCTTCGCACCCCACTGCGCTCGTTTGTGAGCAGGACCGTAATCGAGATTGACTGTCACCAACGGATCGGCGGAAGTCAGGGCGTTCGAAATCTGGCGGCGTGCCGAATGGTCGAGATTAGTTGCGCTCAAATCGTTGTAATTCGTTGCAATCTTGTTATCCCGCATCTGGTCTGCGGAGTAGGGTGGAGCGCCATTGAACAGGGCGTTGATACGTGCGCGATTGTTGGCGCGGGGGAATTCAGCTAAGAGCAATTGATAAATAACCTGCTCACAAGCCGCCGCTGTCGTAAACTGCATTCCCGTGTATCTGGGATTTAACGGGTGTAGTCAAGGCTTTCTCAATTGTCCAACCATCATACAATCTTTTGCAGAGAGTTTTTACCTGAATGTTTTTTAACTCAGCCCATTGAGTGATTGAACGAGATTCTCCACCAAAAGCAATTATGCTTCCTTTGAAAATTGGTTCCGTCAAAGCCCTTTCGGTGCTCCATCCATCTCGAATTCGCTTCCCCAATGCTCGTGAAGACATGCCTAATTCTTTCGCCCAATCTTCGACGCACTGAGTTTTCCCGTTCCATGTTAGATTTACATTTCGACTGTAATTTCGATTTTGTTGTGCTGGCGTCTCCCATCTGCAATTCTCTTTGCAGTAATGACCGCTGCTGTCGATTCGACCAATGGTTAAACCATCCGCGTAGGTTGGACCCATATCACGTTCAAAATCCGAAAAGCGATCCCACAAAACCTTGATGCCTTTCGCGCCGTAATAATTGAAGCTGATAGCCTTTGGATAATTGCAACGCTGCAACATGCTTTGGAAAATCCTGTAAATACGTTTTGGATTTCCCTTGGGATTGAATCCGTGTTTGAAGTTCACACAAACAACTTCTCAAATTCTTGCATCGACCGAATCACATGCACGACATGCCCGTTCTTCTTCGCGTGAGCAATGAACCCTTGTTGGTCAGTTGAAAGCTTGCCGGTCTTTGACTTTACTTCAACCATCCTCAATTGGGAGCCGTGGGCGAGAATGATGAAATCGGGTTCGCCACGAGTCCGGTGAGTGCGTGTAGCCATTGAACCATGCAAGTATTGCCATCCTTTTTCCATACAGTAACAAATGATTTCGTTGTGCAAGGCTGATTCGTCTTGAAAGGGTTCGGCCAAGACTTTTTGAATGTGCTGCGAACTGTATCGCCTTGCCTCAAAGTCGCGTAACTGTCCGTAGGTCCAATTGGGCATATCACTTTTTCCTCATCACGCAGAGTTCCCTAGAAAAATAGATTGAGTCAAGTGCGCTATTCGATCCGTGAATAGCTCCAGACAATCTTTCCAGCCATATCTTGGCTTCGTTAGCGGCGTTAAGGTCTTCGATTTCGTAAAACCCGCCACGCTTGAGATGTGCCCAAAGGGAATTGAACGTCGTCATTATGTCACTGCTGATATGCGAGCCGTCATCAATGATAATATCAAACTCCAAGTGATGTGTCTTGGTTAGCTCCTGCCAAAATCCGGGGTCTGACTGATTACCTTGAATGAAAGTATAACGCTCGTGAACGTTTGAGTTGGGAGTGTTCCACGGATTGGTCGAATGAACAATGTCCACGCTGTAAACGTGAGCTTTGGGAAAGTATTCAAGCCATGTCCGAACTGATTCCCCGCCCCCGCAACCTATTTCTAGCAGTTCGACTTCCTTGTCACGCATCGGCTCAAAGAACCGTTCGACGTGCCGAAGGTAATCGTGAGGCTTGGCGTAGGTTCGCGAGAACTGAGAGGCTTTGTCGGTCTGGTGGGCGGTGCCTATTTCGTCAAGAGATTTCATTTTGAAAGCAGACCTACTTGGGTCTGAAAATCTGCAATGCAATCATCTTCAGTTTTACCGCGTCCAAGAATCCCAAGCTTCGATAGTTTGCAGTGCCACCAAGGGCAACCAACTGCCCACGTCCCTGCCATCTTTCCAAACGTCACGGGAAACGCAAACAACTGTTTTTTGCACGAAGGGCATTTCATCAGTTCCAAAAGAATCTATACTGACACTCGTAATAATCCGTTCGCCACGGTTTTTTAACCAGCACTGTGGCGTATCCGTTCAGCATGCAAACATACATGTGCTTCACGGCTCCCACTTCTCCCTGTCAACAAGATGAAAGTACATATTCAATTTCCTGCTCTTACACTCTTTACAAAAGCTGTGATTCACCCGCTGCTCAATGAACTGTTCTGGCGTCGTATCCAAATAATCCGCGAGCTTCAATCTCCTGTCAGCCGTGCAAGCGCACAGCGAAGTCTGACCATCGTGACGGATAAATACAAACATCCCGCCAGCGCCAATCGGACAGACTTTCGACTCTGGAATGTCGGCATACATCTCCCGCGCCTTCGTCGGTGGGATTTTCAATCTCTCCATCGCATTGATATAAGTATCACCAGATGGGGGAAGCACCTTATTCCAGTCAGGCTGACCTTCCTGAATTTCGAACGGTGTGACATCGGGGTCTTTGGAGCGGCAATACTGAATGGCGTTCTCCATTGAAATCGCACGCGCCATGGAGGTAAAGAAACCAAGACCGAGATTCTTAGCATACTCACGCATGGGCGCAATCTCATGTTCGTTATCGTTATAGATGTGGTAGTTCACGAGGATTTTAACCCGCTTTTCCTCTGCGATAGCGTTATTGCATTCTGCGAGCGTCCTCATGTTCTCTTTGACTCGTTCGATATTTCCGCCAGCGTGACCGCGAACGTAAATGTCTTGGGTGAATCCACTGAGAGAGATGATGATGAGGTCCGGTCGAGCGTTCAGCACTTCAGGCACTCGATTGAGCACGTTGAGGTTGGTGGACATTTCGGGATGCAAACCATAACGATGGATCGCATGAATGCACTCAGGAAGATTTGGATGCAGAAACGGTTCAGAGTTGCCGTAAAGGAAGACGATTGCATTAGGGTTCTCTGATGCAATCTTTTCAAGAATGGCGTCCATCAGCATCGGGTCCATGAAACCGCTCTTGTGCTCGTAACGCAGTCCTTCAATCGGACGTTGGTTGCCTTTCGTGCACGTTGGGCAGAACAAATTACATGCGCTATTTATCTCCAAGAATACCCGCCACGGTTTTAGCTTCACCGTATCAGCACTGATAGCGCCGTCGATAAACGGAATGCAGGAATCGGCGTAGGCTTGTTGGAGGGCGGGGGTCATGTTGCAATTGGCCCCGCATAACGGTTGCTCACAATTGGCACTCGTGGACCATTCCCAAGATGCACTTCTGCCTCAAATCGACTATCCACAGAATCAATCCCAGAATCCTTGATGCGTTGCCGCGTCATCACACTTGGAATCGTTCTAAAGAAGGACGCTCTCACCCAAAAGAAGGTGCCTGCAAAATAATGCTGAGAGTGGTCCCACCCTTGCCCGGTCAACCAGTGGCATCCTGCCGCTTCTTTAATCTCAAGGTCACGCACGCAGAAACGCCACTTCTTAACACACTCGTGCATCATACGATTTCTCCACGGCGTAGACATGGTTTGGGCGTAAGAAGAATCAGGATCGTGACTCACGCCCTTACTATGGAAACTCAATATATAAGCCTCGGGTTTGAAATTGCGGCACCAGTCTTCAATCATCAGCAATGTGCGAAGTTCGTTGCGACATTGCAAACCGTGATAGGTGACAATCGCTTTTGAAGGTATGAATGCTTGAACAAACTGTTCACTCTCTTTTCCTCCGTTGACGCCAACGCGGAATTCGTCGCAGGCGTCAAGGACTCCGCTGTTTTTGAGAGTCGTCATCTGGTCGTGGACAATGCGAGGCGCGGCGGGTAACACTTTGTCTCCGATTTGAAAGAGGCAGTGGTAGAAAATAATGATGGGTGGCGTCATGGATGTGGCCAATAGGCACCACTTGTAAGACGATCCCCCACAAGCAGATTATGTTGAGTGCCCTGATGAAACCCGCCAGCCATTGAATCGCACTGACTCAACGGCAACACGCAATCCCACCCCACGATGTAAGCAGGCTTGCTTTGTGACAGCGCATAGCTCGTCAACCCATCCACGCCATGTTCGAATGGATAACGCTGGCTGTTATCACTCACCCTTAACGGATGCTCATTAACTAGCCTTGGATTGCACCAGAACCCCGTTGTGCGAACGTGCGGCCACACATTGAAACGAGTGTCGCCTTGATTACCCGTACAACCGTACAAGCCATCACCGTAGCATTTGTAAACGCTGACCATTCGGCGCAACCATCCTGGACGGCGAAAATAACTACTACCGCCAAAGAACACCATCAGATCGCATTCAACTTTGGCGGCAGCAAACTGATACGAACCAATGTCCATGCCAACATTGGCGCGTTGCAGGAACATCGTGCCTGAGATGTTCGAGAACTGTTCAATGGCTCTGGCGTCAGGGTGACCACCATTACTGACAACAATCATGTGATGGTCGCACAGCGGTGGGTTGGAGCAATAGGTGGTCACGAAGCGTTCAGCGTAATCGGCGTGCTCTGGTCCGAAGTTTGGAGTGGGATAGTTATAGACCGTGCAAATCCTCATTCCCCACCGTCCCACCAGCTTAGGAACCAAGCCAATGCCAGCCACGCAATCAGCACGAGTTGCTTGAAGACACCGCGTTCTTCGTATTCGTCGTTCATCTGAGCAGTATACACTTGTTTACTTCGTCGCCGGTAACACTGCAAACCTGATCGTGGCATTCTTGGTCATCTAACCACAAAACGGTTTGGTCTCCCACCTCTGTGATTGCTCGTTCGAGTTCTTTGATAAGTTCAGTTGCTGTCATGGCTGGTTTCGAGTTTGATTGTGATAACCGTCAGTCGTGTCGGTGAGCGTGTCGGCCAAAGTAACAGGTTCGAACTCGTCTGAATCAGTCACGTAAAATGTTTCATTACAAAACCGGCAAGAAAAATGTGACCCTTCGTTGTAGTAACCGTATCGGTTACACTTCGGGCACTCGATGACCATAATATCATTCGCACTCCTGCCATCTTTGAGTGCTTCGCACACCATTGGGTCTTTCCAAATATCGTTTGGAAGTTCTTGACCGCAACTTTCACATTCTTCGTTCATAATCCTCGCGCTTCGATAAACCAATCTGGAAGCTTCACGTCATGCTCGTCACCGCGTTTGGTGGTGTGTTCTATGACGGATTTGGGTATCCAAATTTCATTACCTGTTCGATGAATGTCCTTCGGGTCTGTAGTTGAATACAAACGCGCATTTTCAGTTTCACGCAATAGCCAAAATCTCACGGTTTTTGCGCTCCAATCTTCGCAAGTATCTGCCTGCCGATTTTAGAGTTGATGGGGACTTCTGTGTAGCCCCACGACTGAACAAGAGCCTGAGCTTGAAAAAAATCCTTCGTTGGCTTTGCTCCATACCCAAGATGATTGTATGGAACATACCGTTCAAACACTCTGTCGTAGAGAATGATGTAAGGTGTCATGCTTTCAATTCTTCCGGCACTCCATAAATCGCACCCTCTCTAACGATTTCACAGTTAGAATTTTTAGGCCAACACTCAACAATCACCTTTTTGTAAAGACCATGAGCTATGGCCAAGGCCAACGATTGGTTTCCGCAAAACAGTTTACAACCTGCTATGACCCTCGCCAACTCCAAAGCATCCTTCGTTGGTCGATAATCAAACTTGCAATGCGGCGCGAATCCACAGAACACTTCATATTCTTGAGGCGTGCCAACAAATGTCATCTGCCGGTGAAATTTCTCAATGAAGCGAGTCCAGGGGAAGTCCCAATTTTGATAACGCGCGGTGCGGTTCACCACAATCGGTGTAGTTACAATCGGGTCATTGACTCTCAGCCATGGCTCCGTTGGAAGTGGCAAATGGAAAGCGTCCATGTGGAGCTTCAGTATTGAATCGAAGTCACGCGCACTGCGCCGTCCCCAAGGGATGCGGAATCGGTTTAAGTCGCAATCAGTGCTGAACGGAGTGCCGTGGGTATAGCGGCAACTGACAACATAATCCTGAGCCTCAATTAGTGGTCGAAGATTATCTACCGTGTCAGCTTCGCCGCCCATGCGCTGCCAGCGGCTTGCGAGTGGATATGGAAATTTATTGTCAGGAGAGACGAATAGCGCCCCACCCCCAAGGGCTTTCATCCCTGCTAGACCGTAAATGCAATCTCCTTGGTCGAGAGAATGATGGAATACCTTGAATGGCTTTTTGTCTGGAGGAAGCACACTCAACAGGCTGTGAAACCCAAACTGCCCGCGCCATTGATTGGGCACTCCCTGCCACTCCTTGGTATTCCACGAGCGCCCCTCGAAAGAAAATTGCCTAGCCAATTCTGGCGGCATGAAATTCATGCCTTGAGCTTCGAGTTCTTTTCGAAAGCGAACTGAGATGCACGAGTCCTCGGGATGGTCTTGACCTATTGGAAGTTTCGAGCAAGCTTCAAGCAGTCGTTTGGATCTCCAACTAAAGCCGCCGTTGCCGACAGTATTAGTCGGTTGAAACGGAGCGCCACCGAAATCGTAGTTGTAAAATTGATCGGTCCAAGCACTTCCATTAAGGACGAATCCATCAGCCTGAACGAGAAGGCAATACTTCGTATCAACATAACGGTGAAGGTCACGAATGCAGAATTTTGAATAGGCTTCCAATCCATTGAGTGGTGGGATTTTAACCGTGTAATGGGTTGGAATTGGTTTGTCGGTGAGCAGCTTGACGGACTGCACTTCAATTTCACACAACGACCGTTCGATAGCTTTCAACGCCAAGTGAACCTTGGGGGTTGTATCAATGGCAACGAGTGTCGTATGGAAAAGGATAGTCTTCATCCAAACGGGTTAAGTATCTTGTTCGCCAAACATTCAGGGTGATGCCCACGGCCTGTGCTGTCCAATTGCATCTCACAGCAATTGCAAACGGGAAATCCGTTTTCTTCGTTGAATCCAATCATCTTACTGGCGGCGGAGAGCAGTTCTGCATGACGAGCTTTCAACCGAGATAACTCGTCCATGAGGTTTTGAACAGTCTCACTCATCGAAGTGCAACGCCGCGATATTGACCAAGCACTTCTGTCATCGTTCTCGTTTTCATCGCAGCCAGAACTTCGCCCAATCGCGGTAGCGTCTTTTCCATGATGCGAGTGTGAGCCTTGGCCTTCTTTTCTGCCTCCGCCTTTTTCTTCGATGCGTCAATCTCGGTAACGCGCTCGCGAGTTTCAAGTTGGGTGCGTTTGCCTTTGGTCAAGTCAGAGCGCATTAACTCAAAGCGCGTCTTCTCCAACTCACCAAACAGTTCGGCGGATTCTTTCCGTAACTCGGTTTCTTCGACAACCAAACTTTCGGCCTTGCGATGAGCACGTTCGATAGCGTGAAGAACCTGATCCTCAGTTTTCCAGATTTTGGCGGGGCGGGAGTTCATCGTTTTTCCCAAGGCCATTTTTCAGTTACAAGCGTGCAAATTACGAAAGCACCACAAATAATCCCGACGCATAACGCAATTGAATCTGGCCAACTCATTTCGCTTCCTCCAAAATCCAACAACTCGGATGCAACTGCGCCTTAATGTCTTCGCTCATATGCTTGACAATGAATGGCAGTGGGAACCACGTCTTGAGCCTCAACGGGCAGAGGCATGCAGAACAAATGTTCAACAACGCATCCTTGCTCGTCTTCAACCCGCGCTTTTCCTTCACCTCAATCTGTTTCCGAATGCGTTCAGCAGCAGGGATGGTAAAGAACCTGCTCAAATCCCCGCGCTCGTTTAATGGACACGACACACACACCGCTGCGCGTTTCTCAGCCAACTCCTGCGAGACTGGCGATTCTCCGCTGTCCATGAAATCGGTGATAGTTTCAGCCCCGACACTAACCGCTTTTACCGCCGCAACAAGCCGATGCGAGAGATTGGGTGCCGGGGCTTGATGAAAAGACGGTGCTGGATCTGCCATGACGTAGCTTTCAGCCCCCGGAAGTGCGGCAACGCGAGTGGCGTTCACTGAGTTGACTTCGTTTTGGATGGCTGTGAGGTCCGTATTGAGCTTGAACTTTGGATTTGAAAGTCTGTGCTTTTGAAGTTCCTGACACAGCAGCTTGAAATCCCAAACGCTAGCAGGAACCACGGACCAATTTTGCCACCCGGTAAGAGCCTGCCGATACAAGAAGCCCCCCGGCGGGCATTGTGTTGTTGATTTAAGTTTGTAACCCATAATTATTCAAAACAGTTGTTACCCACCCATTTAGTGCCGTCTGCGTGAATTGTGAGAAGCTGTCTCCAATTCGATTTACGCTTTCTCTTGTCTGGAAACCGTCGCTTCTCGCCAGTGAAGAAAGCCTCACGGTCGTTCTTCTTACGATTCGGTATCTTCATGCTGTGGTTTTACACCATCCAAAATCAGAACGCAAGATTTTTCTTGCACTAGTTGCACGTTTGTGTTAATCCTCACCGTATGGCAAAATCTGTCAAACACATTCGCATCACAGTTCCAAAGGATATTCACAGCAAATTAAAAGGCCAAGCTGCTTTCTGCGGCAACACGTTGGCTGAATGGATTGTGAAGATCCTCAAGACTGCGGCCTACAAATGAATAGCGTCCACTATAGCAGCAACAAAGACGAGTGGGAGACACCTCCTGAGATTTTCGATCCGCTGGATGCGGAGTTTGATTTTGATTTGGACCCTTGTGCCGATGCTCGAAACAGAAAATGTCAGTTATACTTGAGTAAAGAAACCGACGGTCTGTCACAAGATTGGAGTGAGTGTGTTTCAAAATCTGGATGGAGTTCTGCCTTCATAAATCCGCCTTTCAGCACACTAAAATCGTGGATTGAAAAGTGCGCCAAAGAATCCAAGAAAGGCATGACCTGCGTAATGCTCATTCCCTCTCGCACTGACACTCGCGCTTGGCACACTTACATCTACGACGCAAAGCTGTGGAGATTTAGACCGGGTGTTGAAGTGCGATTCCTTCCGGGAAGGGTAACATTTTGGGAGAACGGCAAACCGGCAGTATCAAAGAAAACGGGGAAACCGCAATGTGCTCCGTTCCCATCGTGCATCGTGATTTTCAGACCAACATAAACAAAATCAAAACTATGAAAAACCTACTCGCACTTATCGTCCTATTCATCGCGTCCGTTTGCTTCGCGCAACAGCCGCCTATCGCCATCTGCCTCACGAACATCACAATCACAATAACTGACACCAACGCTGCTGCTAATGGCACCAATACGGCTACCATCGGCAACAACACAACCATCGACCTTCATTACAACGGGTGTCCGTGCTCCGATACGGTGGTTGGATTTGTTCAATTTCGGTGCGACACCAGCAGCACCTGCGGAGGCGGTTGCCAGTCAGGCGGCAGCTTTACTCTGACGATGCCAAGAGGTGTCAACGATATGAGTGTGCGGATATATTCTATTTTTGGGTGCTGCACGCTAACGCACACTGATACGGTAACTCAATTTGGACATTGCGACTTGAGCAACTGTGGAGGTTGTCAGTAACCACACCGAAATAACGATTGAGAAATTATGAGTGAATCCTGTCATCCACGCCTCAAGCGATTGGCCGAACACGGCTGCTGCGCTGCTGAAGAATTATACGCTTGCAACTTTTGAACCCATGACCCCAATCGAACAGGCGGCTAGAGAGTTGGCAAACGAAATTTGGAAAGATGTTCCAGAAGACGTTTTGAACAACGGGCTGAATATCATAACAAAGGAACCGTGGTTTCCAGAAGTTCTTGCTATCATCACCCGCCACCTCCCCTCCCTTACCAAACCCCTTGAGGACGAGAACAAGAGGCTGAGGGAGGCGTTGGAAGGCGTTACCGCAGCATGGGAACGGCACAGTGGACGAATAATAGAATCACGTGGAGGGCTAGATAACGATAATCGGGTCAATGAAGTTAATGACTCCATTGAGAACGCAGCAAAAGCCCTCACCAAACCCACATGAACTCACTCGAACACGCCAAAGCGGCTGCGGAAGAAATGGACATGACCGACAATCCATACTCGATTGCCATCATCCAAAAGGCCATGGATGCGTATGCGAAAGAAGTGCTGGCAGAAGACACCAAGTCCAAAGGCACTCTGATAGTCGAAAATCACCGGCTCAAAAAAGCAAACCGTGAGTTGCTGAAAGACAAGGAGCGAGTGATGGAAGTTATCAAAAATGTTTTGCACACCAATGGTGGGCCAATTGAAGCGAATGAAACTATAGATGAATGCGAATACGTAATGGTCAATCGAAACGCCTTCAACGAGTTAGAAGCCCTCGACAAAGCCGCCCTCAGGCACTGTTCGCATAACCGACGACAGCCAAATTTAACCCATGCAACAAGACGAAATGTGGATTGAGGTAAAGTGCAAGCATAATGACACTCGAATGACACGAACCGCACCTCCAGATCCAAACACTATGATGATGCGAAAGATGGAATGGTGTGGGGAGTGCGGAAAGTTATTAGACGACCGGGAGTGGAGAGTTCCACTTGTGGAGGACGATTAGGAATAGTTCAACTCGTACGACTCGCGAAGCTTCCGAGACTTCTCGATCAAGTCAGTAATCCATTCGTGGTTTGAGTCATCTTCCTCGGTGTTCACCATCTTCTTGATTTGAAAACCACGCCGCCGTGCGCCTTCAAGCACAATCGCCGCCCAATCGTAAAGGTCGGGGCTTTGGCCTGTGCGTTCCTTCATCTTGATTTTTGATTCCACCTCTATTTTGTTGCTAGAAACCTCCTGCCACTCGCGCATACAACCATCGTCAATCACATCCTCGGTCAATCCGCGCACTTGACCGGCGACAATTGCATAGCGCGTTGACCACCACAGTTCAGTTACGAACTTTGAGTAATGCTCCTTGCAGGTCTTGAGCCGCCTCACGCCATTACGGTCCATTATGTAATGGTCCATCGTCACAGGCCGGTCACTTGGACTGCCTCCAAACTCAACGGGATTGATATTGGCGCTCCAAACGCGAGCGAGTGACGGCCCAAGAGAACCACGACCCGTAGAATCGTAAAACATGTTCTCTGCCGATATGCCGTTGCTCTGACAAAAGTTCCTGACCCATTCAGCGATTTGGTCCTCGGGTAACTTCGGAAGGTTTATCACAATTGGAATTATGACCGGCTTCCAGTATTTCAAAATCGTAGTGCCGGTTGTGTCTCGTCCAAACTCACCATAGCCGCCCACACAGCGATCACCACCTGCGCCACCGTAGGCGGCGTCCAATCCAAATATCTTCACTCTCGGACTTCCATCCCAAATCACATCTTCGAGAGCATGGTTCTGTTTGCACAGTTGAAAACTGATAACGCGCTTGGCGTTCAACCCACTCTTGCGAACGCCCAATGCCTGAGAATAATATTGGTGTGAGTCCTTCCCGTAACCAGCGATTACGCGCTCAATGCTGTCTTGATTTAGCATCCCTGGATATTTGTCAGCGCAACCTTCATCGAAAGTCGGACTATCCAAACCGTAGAGACAAATCGTTCGACTATTTAGGAAACGGCGATTCTTCCAAACAGCGGTCTTCGTCGGCTCGGGCATGGACTCCCAACCACACTCAGGCTCGGAGAGCTTATCGAGTGGATCATTCTGACCGATGGGATTGCCGTCGAAGATTCCTTTGTAATCGCCGCTGTTCATATTTCCGATAGACTCAAGCATTCCCGGCCCCATGAACTGCATTTCATTTCCGAGGTGGCGACGGCGCTTCTGCTTGATGCCAACGTAAGGCGCTATCGACTGAAACTCACCAGTGGCGCTCTTACAAGCAACGCAGAGCAGGCCCTTACGCATCTCACGAATTGATGCGTCGTCATCAAGGTCATCGGTCATTATCGCTTTCTTGGCGTCGAGGACGTTGCCAGCAAGCCATGGATACTTGGTGCGTGCCTGACGAAAGAGCATTTTAATATCACCCCAAATGCGAGTTTCGATTGCAACGAGAGTTGTTGATGAAATCAGGATGAGTGTGTTGTCTGGAAACGCCCAATAGTCGGTGAGTGCATATTTGGAAATCGATCTCGTCTTGCCCGTGTCCTTCGGCCCTGTGACAATCGTGATGGTGTTATTGAGAATTTCAGTAAGAATCAAATCCGTCCAACGATTTTCATATTCGGTTGGCCAAAGAAGTTTCTCCGCTTCGCGGTAGTGAAAGAACAAACCGTTGCCCACGTCTTTTCCTTTGTGCTTGAACCTACCCCCATGCTGTATCATGTGGAACTCAATTACCAATGGGTCAGTTTCATCCGGCCATTCGGTTCCATAACGCTCAAACATCTGTATTGACCTTATGGGAAGAAAGGCAGAGAGTCGAACATTATGGACCCGGCTTCATGCTGCTCGCCTTGTGATACCCAAGTTGCTCCCGTCGCGGTGGTCGGTCCACAGGGCGCTACCGGACCTGCTGGAACCAACGGCACCAACGGCGTCAGTGCGTTCACGACCACCACCGCTCAAGTTGGACCAACACCGGGAGACACAACCACGACCTACAATCTTCCCGTAGCAAACTCGACTTCATTTGTTGTCGGTCAGGATATTATCGCAGGGCAAGGACCGGGCGTTATTCTCGCCAATCCGGGTCCGCTGGCAATGGTCATCACAGCAATTCCATCTCCCGTCAGTATCACAGTTAAGAATCTTCGTGTGGCTGACCAAGGCGTGACCTTGAGCAGCGGTGCGGTGGTGTCTATGAGTGGATTTCTGCCGGCAGTTCCCATAAGCATCGCTCAAGGTGGAACGAATGCTATTACTAAAGCGGCTGCACAGACCTCTTTAGGTGTTGGTCAAAACTCAATTATTTCAAGTGCTGCCACAGGAACAGCTCAAGTCATTACCAACGGTTTCGTTCAGGTTGCAGCGATTGACGTTCAACTAACGGCTACGGGAAGTTACGAATTGCGGGGTCATATTGTTGTCGATTTCAACGCGGTGACTTTCGCCGCGAGCCGTGTCATTAGCGCAAAGATTCGCAACATCACTCAGGGCGTTGACCTCGCAACGGGGGTCATCAACACGCAGATAGTGACAACGACTAGCTTTCCGAGTCATCACCTCATCATCCCGCCCGTCCTTTACGCTGGAGCCGTGGCAAATGATCACCTTCAAATCCTCGTACAGATCTCAGTAATTAATTCGGCGGGCACCCTGTCCGTGGATTCAGGAAGCCTTGAGGCAATTCCGTTACGCCTAAGTTAAGGTAATATGGTTGGTTACGTAAATAAATCGGTGTTTCCAACATCTCTAACACCGAAACAAAATACGTGCGGAGTTTATGGAATAATAAGCAATGCTGACGGCAGGATTTACGTTGGTGGTTCTGCTGACTTAGGCAGGAGATTTTCCACTCACAAATACGACCTATCAAAACGAGAGCACTGCAACCCGCATCTTCAAAGACTCCACGACGAGAATCCATCATCGTTGGAGTTTTTTGTAATCGAAGAAGTTCAAGACAACTCTCAGCTTCGAAATCGAGAACAGTTTTGGATGGATTTTTACAAATCGTACCTGATTGAAAATGGTTTTAACACAAATCCAAAATCAGACTCTTCGAAAGGGTATAAGCACCAACCAGAGACGTTAGCCAAGTCAAGTCTTACAAGAATTAAAAACGGAAGGCGAGACAACCGTGCCGTGATACAAATGGATTTTCAAGGGAATGAAATAGCAAAGTTCAAATCCATTACGGAGGCAGCCAACAGTATTGGAATTGTGGAAAGTTGCGTTCGCAGATGCTGTAATGGAGAGCGAAATCATTCAGGTGGTTTTAAGTGGAAATATGCCGACTCCACAAAGTAGCCAACTAACTCCTAACACGGTTACTGATTCACTTTTTTCATTCGAAAATGGGATGAACTCGGGAGTTTCTCCCCTGCTTTTACCCAAGAATCAGCTTGCGTGGGCAAGTAATTCCACAACCAGAGGTAACTTACTTCACCCGAGACCGGCAAGGAGGATTCTAACTCTTAATTTTGGTGGGAACTCAGCTTTGCAAACGGCGGTAACAACAGGATTATTTCAGGGGTACGTATACTATAAACCAGATTTAGGAAATGAGATGTTGATCGCCTCTATTTCTGGAAGACTGTACAGCTTCACCCCTGTCGGCACCACAGCTACAGTCGCCGACGTTACTGGGGCCAATCCGCAGTCAGCAACGGCCCTTCAAGCATGGCTCATCCAAGCTGAGAATTACGTCATTTGGACTGATGGGGTTAACTTGCCAGTGTTTTTCGATGGGACCAACACAGCCAGATCTAACGGCACTCCACCTCCACCTCCACCGGCGGCAATTTACAAATCTACAGCACTGTTCACGATACCTGGAAATTACAACGGATTTTCAGTTCCTCCGCCTGCGCCAATAACGATTGCGTTAAACTCTAATTTCCTCGGACCAAACGGAGATACGATTGGAGTCAACTTGGGAAGTAGCACCCCGCTCACTGGAATAGTCGTTTCTGGAACAGGCACCACCAACATCGGAGTTACGTTTTATATCCAGAATAACAATCCTCCGTTTAATATCAACGTGCCCACGGGGGCGGTAGTGCAGGATACTACGTTTCCAAACCCACCGGTTTTTCAATTCCCGATTGGAAGACAGACAGCCTACGTTCGAAATCGTGTTTGGATGGTTCTTGCTGACGGACTTCAATACATGGCTGGTGACATTGTTGGTGGACCGTCGGGAACCAAGGCGCTCAACTTCCGTGATGCGATTCTTAATATCACCGAGAACCAATACCTAGTTGGTGGTGGAACGTTCCGAGTGCCGGGAAGCATCGGCGCAATTACCGCGATGATAGGCACCGCTCAAATTGACGTTTCGCTCGGTCAGGGGCCATTGATGGTATTCACCGCTACTCACGTATTTAGCTGCAACGCTCCAGTTGACCGAACGACTTGGCAGAACCTCACCAATCCCCTTGTGACCGAACCCGCGATTGGAAACGGCGCTCTTGGGCAGTACTCAACCTTCCTCACTAATAGTGATACAATTTACAGATCGCCTGATGGTATTCGTTCACTGATTCTCGCAGCCCAAGACTTCAATTTGTGGATTAGAACTCCAATCAGTCGTGAAGTTGCACGGATTCTCAGCTTCGACAACGCAGCGTTGCTCGCTTTTGGAAGTGGTTGCTTTTTCGACAATCGAATCCTGATGACAGCCGCTCCTGTTGCGACAGCATCACAGGGCGTTTATCACCAAGCGTTGGTTGTGTTGAATACCGATCTGATTTCTACTGTGCGTGAAAAGGAATCGCCAGCTTACGACGGCGCTTGGCCTGGTCTGAATATCATGGGAATAACTACGGGGTTGTTCGCGCTAGTCCAACGGTGTTACACGTTCGTTTTCAATCCAGTGCTCTCGGTTTTAGAGCTTTGGGAACTAATGCCGGAAGCGGCGTCTTCCGTTGAAAATAATCCCAATCCACCGTTGGTTGGAGACAATGGAACCGATGCTATTACATGGTGGTTTGAAAGTCCAGTTCTGTTCAAAGAACAGACACCGGCACAGCGCACTTTCAAGCGGTTGGACAATGGGGAAATATCTGTGGATAAGTTGGTGGGGAGAGTTGATTTTCAGGTGTTCTACAAACCCGATCAATACCCGTGCTGGACTTTATGGCGAGCTTGGAGTCAATGCGCTATTCAAAACACTGGACAGCCAACAGATAATTCCAAACCGGGGTTTGTGCCTCGCGTTGGACTCGGAACACCATCGGGCGATCCTTGTGATTCTTTTACGAATAGACCGATGAGGGAAGGATTCAACTTCCAAGTCAAAGTTGTGATAACCGGACAGTGTGAATTCATTGGTGCTCGATTTGAAGCGTTGGTTATACCGATGCCGAAGTATGCGCCTCCAATTTGTGCGCCGGTTTGTTGACGTATGACCACCCCAATTTGCAATCCATGTCTTGGAATTCCGTGCGACAATCCACCTGACCTTGCGTCGGGCATTGACGGCGCAATTTATTCGGCCCTCGACTATAGTTTCATCGTCCAGTGCCCGCCGCTCTGCTTTTGTCCCGCTGGCGTGTTCCCTCAAACGATTTCGATTCTCGCCAGCACAATACATCCCGTAATTCCGCCCATACCAGAAACCGGATTACCGATAATCCTTCGTCTTCAAGGTTGCTCTGCGCTCATCACACGCACGCTTCCGTTTGGTTCGACTCAAGCTACCATCGCCGCCGCCGCGCAGTCGATGCAAGCGGAGTGGGCGGGACAACAAGCGTTGTGCAACGCGTTGCTGGTGCCGGGTGTAAGTTGTTTGGCTCCCGCCAGCTTTGTTGATGTGTGCAATGACGCTCAGAATTTTGTGTGCCCCTACAACGGGCTTACGGTCAGCAATCCAGCGGGACTTTACTGCCAGAGATTGTCCACCATCGGGTTGACTCCCTCTCAAATTACTACACAGATTGCAGCCATAAAGGCAAACCTTAACAATCTTGCCCAAACGATAGGAAATTGCCAATTTATCCATGTTGTTTGTAGTGTCGTGGAGAGCTTCAATGGAATTCCTGGTGGAGATGTTATAAATCTGTTTTGCAACAATGTGGGAAACACAGCATTTGATAGTTCCGGTTTTCAGGTATGTCATCCCGACGGCACTGGTTGTAGTAATTCATTGCACGCCTCAACTCCTCCAAACACACAGATTTTGATTCAATCAGTGTCATCGGCTTTTTTTGCAACCAATGGTTTCAGTATAAAATTCAACGGGTTTTTTCTTTTAGTGGACAACAATTCTTCCACAATCGACCGCCAAGTTGTTGTGACGGTGGGTTGCGGGGTGTAAATAACATTGACCATTGTGAAGAATAGAACTATTGAGGCTTTGCGATGTTAACTGTCTCCGAAGCCCAAAGCAGCCGACTAAACCGAATCTCGGGTGTCTGCGCTGGCTCTGCGGATTGGTTCCAACTTTTGAACGATGCCACTCGCCAGTTGATGCGTCGTGGTAATTGGTGGGGGACACTCAAGGTCATGCGCGGTTGCATTTACAACGGATGTATAGCGTGGCCGAGACAAGTTGGCACCGTTCTCGCCTTCGACCGCTGCGGCAGTGCGCCTCCTAAAAACCAATGGGCCGAATTCAATGCAGTACTTCCCGAACATGTACACCAATTCAACCGTGACGGAGAGTTTGGCTGTGCTCGCGACCTCGCTTTGGTTGACCACGGCACGAGTCCGGTCTTTAACCAAATCGCGTGCGGCCAAAATGTTTATATCCGATTCATGCCGGTTCAGCCAACCGACGTGGGTAAAACTATCACTGTTTTCGGATTGGATTCTAACGGTGTGGAAATCATCACCACAAGAAGTGATGGAACAATACAACCGGGCATTGTGCTCACGCTTGAAATCCCATTTGTTCAGACGCCATTCGCCATGAGACGAGTGGATCGTGTCATCAAAGCTGCCACGGACGGTCCCGTTTACGGATACCAAGTAAGTGTAAC